TACCGACTGCGACTGCAACCTTGGCGCTTGAGTATTACTCTAAGAATTGGCTATTGGGTAACGATGGCGTTACCACAAGGGAATACGTCGGGAACGATGCCGACACCCCGATTCTCGACGATTACCTGATTCAGATGGGCCTGATGTGGAGATTCCTCGAAGCGAAAGGCTTTGACCACACCGAAAAGCAGTCTCAGTACCTTCGCGCTGTCGAGCGTTCCATGAGCCGTTCAGGACAAGGCCGCGACCTGAATCTATCTGGCGGTGGAGGCTTCGTGCATCTGTTGGATAGATGGAACCTTGCGGACACTGGATATGGCCCTTAGCACGCGCCCAAATTACAGAACCACAAGCCTACCCGCTCCGGTAGGTGGTTTGAACGCCCGCGACTCGATTGCGGCGATGGATGTAAAAGACGCGGTTAGACTCGTCAACTATTTTTGCACGCCTACTGACGTTGTGTTGAGGCAAGGCTATACCAAGCGCAACACTGGACTGACGGGCGCAGTCAATTCCCTGATGGCCTACAACGCCCCTGCGGGCACCCGCAAGCTCTTTGCAGGCAACGGGGCCAATATCTACGACGTGACGTCTAGCGGCGCTGTAGGGGCCGCTGTAGTGACTGGCCAGACCTCGGACAAATATCAGCATGTGCAGTTCGGTACCGCGGGAGGAAATTATCTCTATGCCGTGAACGGTGCTGACAAGCCTCGGCTCTATGACGGAACCACATGGACGGCGATTGACGGCGCGAGTACGCCCGCAATCACTGGCGTTACTACAACCACTCTCATCAATGTGGGCCTATTTAAAACCCGCATCTGGTTTGTGCAGAAAGATACACTTTTGGCATGGTATCTGCCGTCTGGGTCTATCGGCGGTGCAGCAACTTCGTTTGATCTTCGCACCATCTTCAAGAAAGGCGGCTATCTCGTTTCGATAGGAAACTGGACGATTGACGGCGGCAATGGGGTTGATGACTACATGGTATTCATCACCTCTGAAGGTGAGATCGCCGTTTATCGCGGCACAGACCCCTCCTCTATCACGACCTTCGCTATCGTCGGGACATTCCAAGTCGGCAACCCTATCGGCTATCGGTGTTTTGAGAAGTACGAAGGCGACCTGATTATCGTCACTCGCGCCGGATTATTGCCGATCTCGACGGTTTTGCTATCGGCAGATGTGAATACAAAATCCGCTCTAACCGACAAAATAAGTTCAGCGATTTCCACGCTTACAAATCTTTACGGCTCTAACTACGGATGGGAGACTCAGCTATATCCACAGCAAAACATGCTGCTGTTCAACATCCCGTTGACCTCTACCAGCTATCAATTCGCGATGAACACCATCACGAAGTCATGGAGCCTGTTCACGGGCTGGAATGCGTACTGTTTTGAGAGATTTGGCGAGGATGTCTATTTCGGCGGCTCTGACTACGTAGGCAAGATTTACAACGATGCCAAATCTGATGCAGGCTCGAATATCGTGGGTGACGGACTACAGGCGTTCAGCAAGTTTGGCACTGAAAATAACAAGTTCTTCAAGATGGCGAAACCGATCATCTACACCGACGGCTCACCTGCGATCAATCTGGCTGTCAACGTGAATTACGATAACTCGACGCCGATGGGCATCGCGACGAACACTGCGACCCTCGCTGGCGTTTGGGACTCTGGTTTATGGGATGTCGCCGTATGGGGCGGCGATGCTCTCAGCCAAACATGGCAGACGACAGGCAGCATCGGGCAGACGGGCGGTCTGGCGATTGTAGTCACCACAAAGACAGATACGTTCAAGTGGGAAGCGACTCAATACGTTTATGAATACGCAAATGGGACGACCTTGTAAATGGACTATTCTGATTACAAAATAACGGTAGAAAAGTTCTCGGAAACTTACAGTTTCCTAGAGCCTTTATATCGCATGCACTATGCGGAGATGCAGTCTCGTTTGTTGTCGGATGGGGTGAAAATCCCTGATTACGACCCAAGGCTAGATGTTTTCACAAAAGCAGGCGATGAAGGATGGCTGAAAACCTTCGTGCTACGCTTTAAAGACGAAGTGGTTGGATATTCAAATATGTACATCACAAATGACATGCACAACCGCGAAAAGATTGCAAAAGAAGATACAATTTACGTCAAGAAAGAACATCGCAACGGAATCGGCAAAAAGCTAGTGGTATTTATACAGAATTACATGAAGGAGGCAGGCGTGAAAAGAATCAATATCAGCCCCGTAACGGACTTGCGAGTCGGCAAGATTTGGAAGCGCATGGGCTATAAGCCCGTCGCTGAACACATGACCTTGGAGCTTGCATAATGTGCGGCGTCGGCGATCCACCTCCCCCCCCCGACTACACTGGCGCAGCCAATGCTACAGCGGCAGGCAATGCTGATGCTGCGCGCATCGCGGCACAAGCGAATCGTGTTAATCAGATTGGACCCGGCGGTTCTATCACCTATAGCCGCAATCCGAACGAATTTGACGTAGCCGGATATAACGCTGCGGTTCAGAAGGCAATTCAGAACCACACGGCACTGCCAAATGCGGCGACTTTTGGCAACCAAGACTCTTACAACGTCACCACTACGCTATCACCCGAACAGCAGGCGATTTACAACAACAAGACCAAGACTGATACTGAACTCGGCAATCTTGCGCTGACGGGTATCGGCAAGGCTCAGGGGGTGCTCTCTAACCCTGAGTTGGATTTGTCTGGCGTTACGGCTAGAACCACTAATCCTGGACAGATTAGCCAAGACGCCATTCTTGCTCGGCTCAACCCGCAGATTGACCGCCAGCGCGAACAGCTACGGACTCAGCTTGCGAACCAAGGGATAGGCATGGGCAATGAGGCGTACAGAAACGCTTTCGCCGACCAGAACTCACGCGAGAATGATTTGCTGTTGGGAGCCACGACTCAGGGCATTGGTTTAGACCAAGCCTCTCGCGCTCAGGGCATCCAAGAGCAGGCATTCTTGCAGGACAGGCCGCTTAACCTGATTAACGCTCTGCGTTCAGGCACTCAGGTACAAGGCCCGCAATTCCAGAACGTGCCACAGCAGGCGACGACTAGCGGCCCGAATGTGTCTCAGGCGACGAATGATCTGTTCAACTCGCAATTGAACAAATACAACTCTGGTGTGGCGCAGAGCAATGCGACGACTGGCGGTTTGTTTAACCTCGCTGGCTCACTAGGTTCGGCGGCAATTCAACGCTATGGACAATAAACTCATCGCCCAAGTATTACGCTCTAAAGGTCGCAACGGCGACACCGACCTTGTGCATGTGAACGAGCAAGAGAAGATGATGCTCAAGGCGATGGGCGGGAGCGGGACTACGAACCCACATACTGGACTCACCGAATACAGCTTTTTGTCACGATTGATTGACCCTATTTTCGGTTCAAGAAGCGCGATTCACCAAAAAGTTATCAGACCTATCGGAACTGCTCTGGCGGCTTATTTCAGCGGCCCATTCGCTCCCTTAACGGTAGCGGGGATTAACCAACTCGAAGCCGCAGGACAGGGCAAGACCTTTGAGCAAGGCTTAAAAGAAGCCGCTATTGGTGGCTTGTTGTCCTATGGTGGCAGTTTGGCTGGTAGCGCCTTTGGTGGCTCTGGCGGGGCGGCGGCAGGCGGCGCGAATGCTGCGAGCAGCACTGGCGGGCGATTGGCAGGCGATTTAGCGAGTCAATCCGCTTCTAGTGGAGCCGTAAACGCTCCAATCAATTTTTCATCGCAAGCCGCATTAAACGCATCGGCCAACGCCGCCCCCCTTGCGAGTAGCGAGATCGGTTCAAGTGCCAGCAATATCGCCGCAGGGTTAGGCGGTAACACGGCAGGCACTAGCCTAGCCGAAGGTGCAACGACTGCGGGCGCTTTGAATGTGGGCGGTACGTTAGCCGCCAAAGTCGCCGCTGAAGAAGCTGGAAAGCAAGCCCTCTATCGGAAACTACTCGCTACCGGACTTAAGCAAGGCGTCGGCGCAATCGGTGATTCGCTGCAAGCCAAACCTCTGCCAGTCTACCCAACGCCTGATTTCCTATCAGGCAATAACTCGAATATTCAGCCTCAAAAAAGCAACTTAGGCAATAATCCCTATCAGCAGTACATCTACGGGTACAATCCAAATGCCACTTAGTAGCCCGATGTTCACAAGTAGTCTGGGCGACATCATCGCTCAGAATCAGGCGCGTCAGAATGGTGGGCTAGACCCCGCATTGATCGCGCAAGCCCTCAAGCAGCAAGGGCTGCCGCAACAGGCTCTAGCGGGCCAAGTGGACGGCAGCAGCTCACAAGACCCTAGCAGCCCCGTTCTAGCGCCCTCATTCGATGAGCAGACCTCCTCTATCGCTCGACGCAAAGAACTCGCAAAAGCACTGAAAGGTGCTAGGGCTGAGACGGACACTAAGATTGTGGGCGGCTACGCTATCCCGAACAGCATCTTGGGGGGATTAGGCGCTGTCGGCTCTCAATTGTTGGGTGGCTATGAACAGAAACAGGCTGACGCGGCTGACGCTGGGTTAAAACAACAAAGTAGGTCTACGCTTGCTGCGGCTCTGAACGCAAAAACGCCTGATGAACTGAATTCTATCTTGCAGCAAAATCCGCAGATTATGGATGCGGTTGCTCCTTCATTGCTTGAATCAAGAATAAAGCGACTGACAACGCCGCAAGTTCAGATGCTAACCCCTGAACAAAAGGCTGCTTACGGCCTGAAGCCGGATGCGGCTGGATACATTGACCCAGACACAATGAAGCCTACTTTGCTGGATAAA